GGCGGATGGGTCAAAGGCAGAGGTGTACCCGCAACCTGAGAAGGCCGGGGTAAATAGAAACAGAAGGAAGGAAGATGTTTGGGTAGCTTCCTTCCCAAAATAGAAGGAGTTTATCATGTTAGAGCTAATACTATTCATCCTGCTGATAGGTATCGTACTATGATACCGCACAGTAACATTAGGGAAGTAAGAACCGGAGGTGTAACCAATAAAAAGACCTTTGGAATTACGCAGAATGCTAAGATGTTTAAGATACTATCCTCTGGCATCTATAAAAATAAGGTGCTTGCTCCGGTCAGGGAGTGTAGCTGCAATGCGTATGACTCACACGTTGCAGTGGGTAAGAAGGATGTGCCTATCAAAGTGCACCTTCCAACTGCACTAGAGGCCTGGTTCTCTGTCGAGGACTTTGGACTTGGCCTTAATCATGAGGACGTGATGGACCTTTACACAACCTATGGTATGAGTACCAAGGAGGGGTCTAACGATTTCATTGGTGCCCTTGGACTAGGTTCCAAGTCACCCTTCGCATACACTGATGCGTACACCGTAGTATCCACCTTCAATGGAGTGCGAAGGAACTATGGGTGCTACATAGATGAGAACGGCGAGCCTCAGATATCCTCTATTGGTAATGATATATTTACCAACGATGTAAACGGTCTGAAGATATCCTTCAACACTAGGAAGGGAGATGACCATGCCTTCCTAGAAGCTGCAAGGGAGTTCTTCAAACACTTCCCCACTAAACCTGACTTCAATCTTACGGTGGATATTGAGAAGCCTGACTACCTCTACGAGGGGGATGGATGGGCACTGATAAAAAGGGTGAGGGGAACTTACTATCCTTCCTCACGCTCTAATTCAGTGGCCGTGATGGGGAGTGTATCTTACCCCATTGACATAGACTCCTTGAACCTTGGTCGAAGCGGACACGTCGGAGACACTGAACAGAAGGAGAAGATCAGGGCACTGCTTCATGAAGGGGTGATACTGGTGTTTGCCTTAGGGGAACTAGACATAGCTGTCTCAAGGGAGGACCTAGGTTATAATGATCGGACGATACAAACGATCATTAACAAAGGCGAAGAGGTACATGCCCTCCTGATTAAGAAGATAGAGGAGGGCTTCACACTTTGTAATACTTGGTGGGAAGCAACGACTAAGTATTATGAAGTACAAAAGCAGATGGGGAGAGACTTCACAAACATTGCGAAAGAAGCTGAGTGGCGAGGCATACCCCTGTTACAGACACGAGGGGCATCTCCCTTCACTGCATCGGAACGTTTAAAAGGGGTAGGTTTATCCTTTGTTCACGAGTATGATATATACCGCAGAAAGCGGATCAGTTTCTACAATGATGGTTCACCCTTCCTGCCAGGGAACAAGACGCAGAACACCATCGTTCTCTACGCTGATCAGCATGAGGAGAGGGTACCACACATACACCAAAGGCTTATGAAGTGGGTGAAAGAGGCACACCCTGGCAAGGAAGTCTTAGTAGTGTGGTCCAGCGATGCTACTAAGACGAAGAGAGAAGGAGAGGCACATGTCATCAAGGCTATTGGGTCACCACCATATGAGGTGATATCCAAGGTAGTCCCTCTCTATGTAGGGGAGTTTGGTGTTATAAAAAATGGGAAGAGAACCGTGTCAAGGTTCTTTAAGAGGACAGATCGCCCCGGACAGTTTGGGTATGATAAGGCACGGAATCTCTGGACGGATGCAAGAGTTGATGTGTCTACAACAAAGGGATACTACATTAACCTCCACAGCTGGGAACCAGTGGATAGTAACCTTGATAGGTTAGATAACCTGAAAGCTCTTTGTATTAAAGAGGGCTTGGTACCCCATGACTTCTTTTATTACGGAGTTCCAGGCACATACAGGAAGTTCTTAGATGATAGGGTTAAGTACCATGACTGGGAAGATGCGGGGGTGTACCTTAGGAATCTTCTTAGAAAGAGGACAAAGACAAAAGAGTTTAAACATCTATACGAATCCGCAATCTTCACTGATCGTGAGGCATTATTTTCGGCAACGCCTGCTGCTGCGATAGCACCCTTAGAGGGCATAGCCACGAGTAGGAAGAGGATATACTGGCCTAAGGAATTGTTCGGTACAGTATGGAGAGAGGCCTCTGAAGAAAGCAAGACGACTTATACTATCGCTAACTATACCCTTGACATGGCTGAGAAAGAGCGTATAATAGGACCTTATAGAGAGCGTCTAACTAAGAGCGTTAAAGATATACTTAATAAATACCCATTAATTACATATCTGAACTTAGAACATAAGGAGGAATATGAAGCCTTCTTAGTCTATAAGAAACAGATAGACAAACTACATAAGTTGAACCTAACCTGAAAGGAACTATGTGATGGAAGACAATAATGCGTACATCGAAAACGTTGATAGCCTTATTATCTTTGTCGATGGTAAGATCTACAACGTGAATGAAGAGCATGTTAACTACGACGAGATCCTTGGGGCCTGCGAAGATGGTGACTGGGAGATTGTGCCTGACTTGGCTAACGTGTCTAACGCGGTAGATACGTGGGGTGAGGGAATCAGTGTTATTGATGGAGTTATCTACTTCAATAATACAGAGATTCACAACTCTCTGACTGATAGAATCCTCACCATGATTAAGCAAGACAAAGATAGTACCGCAATGGTGAACTTCTTGAGCAACCTGCTTAAGAACTCTTCTAACCGGAGCATCATGGAACTGTACGACTTCCTAGCTGTCTCTAATCTGCCTATCACTAGTGACGGGCACTTCCTAGCCTACAAGAGTGTACGTTCAGACTACTTGGATAGGCATAGCTGCACTAACAGGCACCATGTAGGTGATACGGTGACGATGCCACGCAACATGGTTGATGATGATAAGGATCAGACCTGCTCTCGCGGCCTGCACTTCTGTTCATTGGCCTACCTACGTGGTTTCTGGGGCTTCGGAGGGCATACCATGATCCTGAAGATTAACCCTGCTAATGTGGTGTCTATCCCCTCTGATTACGACAACGCAAAGGGGCGGTGCTGTGAGTATGAGGTCATTGCTGAGTATGGCAATGAGGACAAGGGTGAATGGACTGACGAGTCTGTTGTGGACTCTGGTCCTGTCGGCTATCACAATGTTCGTGGTACTGATGGGCGATTCACCAGCAACAGCTAATAAGGAGAAACTAATGCGATGTCCTATATGTGATCGCTTTCTTCTTAGTAAGAGTGAGCGTAAAAGAGACTTGTGTAATACGTGTAAGGAAGAGGTAAACGAGGCAGTGTATGAGATGGAGCAAGATGATTGTCATGCCAACGTACCTGACAAATTTGTAGTGAGAGAATTTGATGAGGAGGAGGAGGAGAATGGGTGAAGCACTGTTCGTTAAACGAGGACCATGCCCTGCTTGTGATAGTTCAGACGGTAACGCTGAGTATGATGATGGGCATCAGTACTGCTTTGTATGTGAGAAGTATACTCATCCTATGACAGACCATGCGATGCATCCTAATGATTGGATGATGGAGCATAGCACACCACCATGGGAGGTGGACAAAGTGGAAAAAGTACACGAGAAGATACATGGTCTAGTTGGCCCTATAAAAGACAGAGGGATTACTGTCGAGACTGTTCGTAAGTATGGGGTTCGACTAGAGGCAGAGAATAATACGTTGATCAAACACCATTACCCATATCATGATGAGAATGGCAAGCACGTTGCTACTAAGACTAGGGTGGTGCAGAGCAAGGACTTCTTCACTGAGGGTGAGATGAAGAAGGGGCGGCTGTTCGGACAGAATCTCTTCCGTGATGGTGGCAAGTACGTCACCGTGGTGGAGGGGGAGATAGATGCCATGTCTGCATACCAGCTGCTTGGTTCCAAGTACCCTGTTGTGTCTGTCAAGTCAGCCTCGTCAGCTATGAAGGATTGTGCTGCTGCCTATGAGTGGCTTAATTCGTATGAAACTATCGTGTTTGCTTTTGATATGGACCCGCCAGGGCAGAAGGCTGCTATTTCTATTATTGAGAACCTCTTTCCAGGTAAGTCTAAGCTGGTGCAGATGGAGTACAAGGACCCTAACAAGTACATCGAACACTGTAAGCCTAAGGCATTCGTGGATGCATGGTGGGATGCTAAGAAGTACTCACCACCTGATGTTGTCTCAATTGAGGAGATGTGGGAAGCTGTGTCTAAGCCTCTTGATTCTAAGGATAGCTTTGACTACCCCTGGGCTGGCCTTAATGCCATGACGTTTGGCCAGAGGCTAGGGGAGATGGTGACCTGTACTGGTGGCACTGGTATGGGTAAGACGTTTGTGTTGAAGGAGATGGCACACCATGTGCTTAAGACTACACCACATAAGGTAGGAGTACTCTTCCTTGAGGAGAGTAGGAGGGAGACAGGGACAGGGTTCATGTCAGTGGATGCTTCAATACCTTTTCACCTGCCCAATGCTGTATACAGTGATCAAGACAAGCGGCTTGCTTTTGATAACACATACGGTACAGGCAGGCTTACTGCTGTGGAATCCTTCGGATCGAACAGTATCGAGTGGGTTATCAATAAGATCACCTACTTAGTAAGGGCATTGGGGTGTAAGTACATAATCCTTGATCATATCTCCCTTCTTGTGTCGGACCAAAGGAACTCTGATGAAAGGAGAGCATTAGATGAAATCGCAACAAAGCTTAAGACTCTTACGGTTGAACTGCATATCCACCTCTGCATGGTTAGCCATGCAAAGAGGGTGGCAGGGACCCCCCTTGAAGAAGGTGGTCAGGGCAGCGTCTCTATGTTACGAGGCACAGCTGCAATTGGTCAGCTATCCAACATGGTGTTATGTTTTGAAAGAAACGGGCAAGCGGAGGACGCTATTGAACGACATACAACCACGGTCAGGGTCCTTAAGAACCGTTTCAGTGGTCTGACTGGTCCAGCCTG